GTTAATTGTGTTGTTTAACCCACCCGCCGCGTTGATAATATTAACTGTATTACCGGAATCAATTGCGTTAACGAGATTCAGTGCGGCTCCGGCGGTTTTGAGATCGGAGCTGTTAGTGAGCGTTCCGAGTGATCCCAATGCACCAGCATAATTTCCGTCCTGAATGTTTACCACTGCATTATAAGCGTTACCGGCATCCGCAAGCGAGATGGTGTCGGTCAGCATCGTACTACCGGCCAATGCACCCACCGTAGTATTCTGCAACAGCGATGATGCTAATGCACCCATGTTACCTTGATCCAAAGCATTGGCTACCCGGAGTCCTGTAGCGACATCAGTGAACCCACCCATACCAGCTAGACTTGCGAGACCGCCGAGCACATCACCGTTGTCAATCGCGATTGCGGCATTTACGGCCATCGCGAACGGAGCGACTCCGGGGATAAATTGAGCAATGGCGAGCAGTGGTGCTAAATCGCCCACATCGCTACTGGATGCCCCGGTGGTGTAGAAAATTGGGCGACCTTGAGCGTCGAATGTTGTGCGGTACGCTGTGTTGCCCTTGCCGACGTATGTGCCGGACCATGCATCGCCCACACCGCCACGCTCGCCATAAGCGTTAATTAGAGCCTTACCAGTATCTTTATTCCCAATAACCGACTTGGTGCCGATCGGAGCCACGTAGCTAGTATAACCACCGCCGTCCCAATCGTAGATCTGTTCGGCTTTGACTAATGCTGGATCGACTGCTTTACCATTTTGATCTACATACCCGACCAACGTCGCGGTCATAACGGGTTGGCCGTCTTGGTCCACCTGCCCGGTGTTAGTGTACTCGTACTGTGGCGTGACTGTTACATCGACTTTTTGCTCGATTTTCCCGACTTGGTTAATGTCTGTGACGCCGTTGGCCACCAACTGCTCGGCCATCGCCTTGGCATTAGCCTCGGGAGAACCATACCCAGCACCCGACCACTTGGAAGTCGTACCCTGCGCAAGTATTTGTTGAGTTACTTTATCTACTGCGGCATTATTAATTGTGTATACCTGCCCTTCCAGTTCGATAGTGCTCGTGGCCGCATTATTCGCGGCGATGTTATCAGCTTGGGCTTGAGCTTGGCTATCCAAGAAGGCATCCTCACCCGACACTTGGGCCAGTGCACCAGTCGGGACGGTAGTTCCAGTTCCAGAGTCACTAGCCGTGGATTGCGTAGTGGTATCGCCCCCTGCCACCTGAACGAGCGTACTAGTCGGGGCAGTGTATATACTAGTCGGGGCAGTGTATGTACCAGTAGGGGCTTGAGCAGTGTTGTCTACGGTCACTTGGCTTAATGCGCCCGTGGATGCTGAAGAAGTTTCGGGCCGGTATGGGGCAAGTACTGAGTCAATTACTGCATCATCTAAGCCCATTCCTCGGAAAGTCGCGATCAGATCGTTCGTGGCATCTTTACCGCCAAAGACGTCGTACAGATCCGCATAATAACCAGTATCTTCATACGTATCTTCGCCGAATTGTTGTGCAAAGTAATCAATTGCCATATCAGTTCACCGCAGGGTTAACAGCGTTGACGAGTTGCTCGGCCCACTCCATCCAGTCGTCAAATTGGTAAGGTCCGGGGATACCCTCATTCGTGAACACATCGATAGCTTTAAGTCCCGCCGCCCAGTCTTTCCAGTCGGTAGTGGCATCCGGAATGCACAATTGTTGCGACGCGTACTGCTCGCACATCAGTGACGCCCATGACTCGAAAGTGTGATAACGAGGGTCGTAGACCAGATTAGTATTAAGTATGATTGCCATTATGGCCTCACGTCGCCGAGGTCGGCGTTTAGAATGACTTTACCGAGCTGGTAGTCGCCGCCCGCTACATTAGATACGAATTTAAGGCGTAACTCGCGACGTTGTTCGAGCATGTCAATTTTGCCGGTGCTTGGGCCGAATGTGTAGGCCGCACTGGTGGTATCAGTAGTTTGAGCGAATGACCGCCCAGTGACGTACAGTTCCATGTCGCCGCTCTGCACGAAATCGGGTTCGACACGCTCCAACGCCAGCCACCTGTTGTCGCCTACCGGAGCGGGTTGTGAGGGTCCCCCGGCGACCCATCCAAGATCGTTAGTCTCGAAGAATGATTCTATAGCGATGGCGGTAGCACCCGACACCTTATCCGTTCCGATTTCGTTCTGGTACAGCGATACGAAGTTCATTAACGTGGCAACAGTCAGCACGAATCCCGCGCCTCCGGCTAGCGCGGCCGAGAGTGTGTTACCGACCGCATAGTTGATACCATGCCCATTGATGACTACAGCCGTAACGATGCCGCCAGCCACTGTGATGTTGGCTGTCGCCCCCGTCCCAGCACCACCAGTGAGAGAGGTGTTGTTAAAAGTACCATTGGTGTAACCGGAACCCGCGTTGGTGATAGTAGCGGTTAGAATACCACCGGAAGCATTGATATTCCATTCTGCGGCGATAGGATAAGGGAAAATCTGCGAAAAGAATCCGGCGGATCTTTGTGCCCCAGTCGCTTCGCCAGCGTCGTACCAGCAGTTCTCACGAACATTGTATATCACCGCGTCAGTACATTCAGTCGCAGTGCCTCGGGGGTAGAACCACCAAATCTCGCCGAATCGGGGGACCTTGGTGACCCACACCTTCTCGCGTGCGTCGTAGTTTAAGTTATCGAAGAAGTAATTCTGGTTAAACGTGTTCGGGATTTCTTTCACCACACCGTTATAGAGCAAGAATCGATCAACTCCGCACCAATAGTACACACCATCGTACTCGATGACAGACTGGGAAGACAAGATCGAGGACTGGCTCGAGATCAAGTCGTACCGCCAGAACTGTGGAGGAGTGCCAACACCACCAATGTAGGACACGCGGATCAGTGAGTCCAAGCTCCAAAAGAGGCCGGATGGGGCGTTCGATCCACCACGAACTGGAAGCCCTTGCACGATCTTGCCGGTGGCGACGGACACTTCATTCGCGTCGGCCGATACCCAGTCATTAGCATTACCAGCTGAAGAGTTTCGAATCAGTCCATCATTGCCGTACACGAACACGTAGGGGTGGAGCGTTACAACACCACCCGATACTGACACGTTGTTATCGAATGTCAATGTGATTGAGGAACCGCTAGCCGTAGCTGGCGCGGAAATCACCAACGCGGTAGTGCTAATCGAAACCACAGTCGCGCCGGAGGGTATACCTGTGCCGGATACCGACTGACCGGCACCAATTAAAATATTGGTCGAGGACAGTGTGATATTCGGCGACCCTGAAGTAATCGTGGCCGCAACTTGCGTAAACACGCCAATCGGTGCCATGGTAGTACCGGTAATAACGCCACCGAGCACTGGTGTGTTAATGTTGTTATCAATAAGTGTGAGGTTCTGACCGGGGTGTGCGAGCAAGAGGTTGTTACCAGACCCGCTTACGTCGTAGAATGCGTCAAATTGCCACAAATTATTCGCGTTAGCTGTGAACCCGGAAAGAGTCATATCGGTGATTCCGGACCCAATTCCCGAGTTACTTATCGGAAGCAATTGCAGACCGCCGGAATACCCGCTGAACACATTATTAAAATTCTGCTGTGGATTCAGGTAAATGCCACGAGATGGTCCCGCCAAGTCGTTGACGATCTCGCGGAATCCGCCCATTTTCCGAGGACGGCCGCGCTGGAAGCGAACCCAACGGCCGGAATTGTAGAACTGCTTGTCGAACACCGTACCATCTCGCTGGACGCCGGGTTTAGTGTCGAGGGCGAAGACCTTTTTGGTCATGTGAACGTACCCCCAGCAATGCCCGTAGAGAATGTGCCGGATCCAGTCACGCTGACTCCGGTAGCAGTAATGCCAACACGCTTAGTTCCGAGCACCGAGATTCCTAATTCGCCAGCTCCGGGACGGTACAACCCCGTGCTAGTCTCCGCCGCAAAGTTCAACGATGGTGTGCCGACAGTTCCGTCTAATAGACTGACCGTGGATGCACCAGCTTGAGTGGTGTTGGCATTGAGGAAGTTAACACCGTCGCAGATCAATGTGGCTTGCTGTCCCGGAGGAATCGTCGCTGTAAACCCAAGGCCGGTCGTGACTGTAAATGTAAATCCACCAGCAGTCGTTTGATTCGAGATGACATACAAGTTTACGATAGCCGGGAACGTGACTGTTACATTGCTAGTCAGAGTACCGACGTATTCCTGAATGTTATTCGCCGCTTCATTGTTAGTGAGGAGCACTGAACCACCGGTCACATTCTTCGTAAGTGCTGTGAAAGTGAACTGGGAGCTAACGCCGTAGCCGACGGTGACGTAAGCCGTTCCGGTGCACACGATAAACGCGGACTCGGTCGGGTTGAACGTCTTCGTGCTGTTACCGTCGATTAGCTCCGCGCCAGTGCACGATATTGTGAAAGACCCAGTACCGTTGTTCTTAAAGAGCGTAAACCAGTTATTACCCAACGTCGCGGCGGCTGGGAGCGTTGCGGTGCCGGAGCCACTTGACCACACTCGGGTTTGCGCACGATCGGTAGCGGCGAAAGTCGTCCCAGTAGTGATTGCGGCACTTGGATGGCTTTGGTTTAGAGTCGCACCACTGGCGACCAGACCATAACCCGCGAGCGTTGCGGCATCGGCTGAAGACGTTCCAGTTCCGAAAGCGATAACGCCCCAAGTGCCTTGGGCATTAGCGTTGGTAGTGATGTATATATACTTGGATTCGCCCGCCGCCACCGAGACGATGGTGTTAACACCCGTGTAGTCTTTGACGGTAAATGTGTTCGCACCAATATTCCGGATGAGAGCGTCGTTACCCACCGAAGTCTGGTTCGCTGGCGGCATGAACAGGTTGAGACCAGCAGTGCTGGCCGTCACTTGCATAATCCGAGCCGCGTAGTCAGCGTTCGTAGTGCTGTTCGATGGCCAATTCAGTTGGGTGTTCGCCGCCAGCGTAACGGCGCGGAAGCTCACATCCGTTGGCTGGATGACGTCACCGGTGAATGGGCTAACGTAGCTCATGCATCCACCGCAATCGCTTGACGGTCGGCGATACGGAGTTTATCCTCCTCGGCCAACGTCCCCATGATCGCGTCGTACTGCGACTGCCACATTGGAATGCGCTCATCATTCTTGAGGAATGGCATCGCTTGCAGGAGTGAACCGTAAAGCAACGCCTGTGGTGCGTAAATCGTGAACCAGTTGGTCTGATTACTCGAGTCCAGTGGCTGGACCCGCTCGTAGTATAGTACCTCGAACGCATACGCGGCGGCTGGTGTTGGAGCCACGAGCCAATTCGTGTAGTCGTAATCCGCGTAATACTCGGGGATACCAGTCGCTGTGGGGTCCGGCGAATAATTACGAAGATACTCGTACTTACGCAAGAGCACCGGGCGACGCTCCCCGGCTACTGTAATATTCAGCGATACTGTTTTGTGCCACCGAGCGGGCTTCGCGATTACCGCTGTCCCAATCACCATGCTACTGGTGTTGACTGTCAGGTTACCGAGGAATTTAATCCGGGACGCAATCACCTGCTCGGCGAGCATGATGAAGAGAGGGATCTTGTCGAGTGTAGCGGTGTCAGTACGGTTAAGATATGACTGGATATTTTCAACAAGAGAGTCGTAGGTCATCACCGACGCGGCAGTCATAGAAGTCCTTCACACGAATGGCTACGTTGGGCAAAATTATACCACGCCTTTAGCATTTGGTCAATCCAGCAAAGCGCACTCAGAAGTGCGCCTCTTGAGCAGTCCCGGCAACACCTTGCCGCCGCCTCGGGTCCACAGCATCAACTGCTCTTTCGCACCCTCCCAGTCTCCGGCGTTTACCTTGCGCTTGAGTGTGGAGGTCTGAAGTCGCCCGACACCAAGGTTGTAGCAAAAATCTACGATCGCGTTGCACTTTCGGACGTCCGTAATCAGCCCCGGGCAGTTCCGGAGAACCCCGGGAAGGTAGGTGTGCTCAAGCTCGATCATTAGTAGCTCCCGTGCCGTAGGTTCGTCCATCGGGGGATCCTCGAGAGTGACCTTTCGCTTGTCGGCGTAGTAGGTGCTCCCATACCCGATAGTGGCTACGTTAGCCGGACAGAGGTAGGGCTTGGCCCGATATCCCTCGTACCGGCGGCAGAGTTCAGCGGCGAGTTCGAGGTTCATATGCCGCGTTGCTTCAGAGTACGGTCGAGGAACCAGTAGTTAATGGTGCCGGACAGCAGGGCGGAGAAGTCGGGGGTCATCATAGTCTTGAACACCTCGACGGCGGGTGCACCGGCGAGCCAAGCATTGTAAGCGAACCAAACGTGGATGAAGGACCAAACGAACAGCACCCAGTAAGTTACTAGGGGTCGGACGGAGGCCGAAAGACCCGCCACCCAACCGCCAGCGGCCTTGACCATCTCGGCTTGCTGGATGATGGCGTTGTTAAAGGCGTCCATCACTCCAACGTCCACTGCCGCTTCACGTTGTGCACCAATCTCCGCGAGCTTTTGCTGACCCCGAAGCTGTTCCAGCTCGCACTGGCGGGCGAACATATTCAACTCGTGCATCCGCTCGTTCTTTTTGTCGAAGAACTTCAGGACCTCGGGGGCCAAGCGGAACACGCCACCGAATATGGAGCCTAAAATACCGCCACTTAAGATATCTAACATGATTACTCCTTACAAGGTTTAGATTTATCGTCGTTCTGCATGAGTTTGATACCAGACAGGAACCCAATCATGCCGCCGATAAGAGTAGAAAAAGCGGGTGAAATCATCTTGAAGATCTCGGCGTTGTCCACTTCCTTCGCCCACAGACCAAGCATAAAGCTGATTACCATGGCCAAGACGGAGATGCACAGGGTGGTGCTTACCATTAGTGTGACGTACAGCGTTAATTTGTCCCGGGTGTCCGGCGTGGGCTTTTTGACTGGTCTGGGTATGGGTCGCTTCGTCATACATATATATCCAGCTTACGGTTGGTAAAAATCTCAAGATTGAGCTTATTACGCTCGGCTTTCTTCACGTACAGCTCAAATTCGAGATCGTCTATCTTGTCCTTCACCTTCTTCATCTTTAACGCTTGCGCATACTCTTCCTGCAAACGTTCCATTCTGCGCTCCAGCGCGTCTGTCTTAGTCGGCTCGCCTCCCGGCTGAACCATCGGATACCATTTGTTTAGCGGCGGAATCATTGTGAATAAAGATCCAATAGATGTAGTTCATAGGCACTGCTAACCAAAGCAGTATTTCTAGTACATCAATCATTTCTTCTCCCGTTCAAGCGCATCTTTGTATCCATGAATAACTTTAGTTCTGAGTTCTGCAGAGTCCGCTGTACCAGCCCATTCGGGCAAGTTGTTCCAGATGACCGTTAGATCTTGGCTTCTGCAAAACCGGACATTGTTCGTCAACCACATCGACATTTGTTGATGACGCTCCGACGGATTGTGGATTGTCCAAGCGATCGACCAGAACTCGCGCACATGGCATCCTTGCTTGGACGACGCTCCTGCGATGACTAACAACAAGAGTAGGATTAGCCAGCGCATCCATGCCAGTGCCTACAGATTTAGTAGCTTTTTAACGAACTCTGCCGCTACGCCGGGACCAAAGAGCACCGCCGCAAGGAGTATATACAGCAGGTACTCCATGGTGCGCATCCGCTCTTTACCCCGATCGAGCTTGTCTTCGATCGAGCGGTAGCGTTCAGCGCAAACCGCCTCGTGGACGGCGAGTTTAGTCTCCACTGGTTCCATCTTCGACCTTAGGGGCTTCTGGAGGCTTCGCGGCGTCCTGAATTGCTTGAATCAATTGATATACCTCTTGGTAGGGACGTGCACCCAAATATCCAAGAAGTTGGTTTGCTGTTTCAATTGGCAGTTGTAATGTCATTAGATGCTCCAAGGTGTTTCAGTTAAAAATTTTGGGTTCTTTTTCTCATTGATTTTAGCCATCAATGCGGACTCAATCTCTGTTTTGTTGACCCCATTTTCCCAAATCCAACCGCAAACCGTAGCTTCGGTTAAATCAGAGTATGGTATTTTAGGCGTACTTTCCACCCATGAACAAGTTGAGTATATGGATGCCGTATGCTCTCCATCAACTGCCGTAGCATACCAATGCGCAGTAGTCACAAAACCATCCGCTACTCTGCGTTCAAGGGTTCGAATATTCCAAGTTATGAACATAATATTTACTCTGGTATGGTTGGCCATTGCACGTCAAAAGGAAAACCCGATTGCGTTGGAATGTCTAACAATGCTTGGCGATAAGCGCTCCATTGCGTTTGCTGTTCAGAAGTCATTGTCGCCCAACGAATTGGGTTGATGCGATCAACAGTCTGACTTAACAACTCATCACGCTCCATGCGTCTGTGC